CCACCAGAACCATACATCGTCCCGTTAAGCATCCCTAAAGCAAACCATGCAGCCTTTCCCAAATTCATACTGGTTTGAGATGGCTTTAACTCACTTGCAGCCCAAGATCCGTCTTGATCGACTGGAATTACATCGTCGTTCTTCCCTTTGTCCATCTCGTCGTCGCCCATCTGCACCAACGCTGAAGCTTTAGCAGCATCAACATCTCCTAAAGCGGTTGGAAATCGCGAGTCATCCACTCCTGCGGGATTGGCCTTTTCCTTTAATGCCTTGGAGGTCTCTTCTTTTAGCAGCTGCTTAAGCTGTAATTTTGTAATATTCATCAATTCATTCCTCTAAAATTGAATTTAAAGCACGATTAATTCGATCGGCTTTAGTAAAAACTCTGTTTTCTTTTGCTTCTTTGATCATAAAAGCATTTGGTGTTGAAGGTTCTGAAACAAAATCAAAACAGATTAATTGAAAATCATCTTCAACAATTGTTCTTCCTTGAGACTCGCTAACAGACCCCAAGCCTCGGGAAGAAATTCCTAATTTCACACCATCGTTTACAAGTTCTTGAAGGATTTTGCCTGACGGCGTGTTCAAGACCTGAACTTTTCCCATAACATTCGAACCATCCCACCAAACATCAGTTACCATGTGAGATGCATTCTTTAAATTAATAACCGAATCATCGGGATGATCTAACTCTCCAAGGGCTCTTCTCTCTTTTACGAGCTTTGTATAATTTTTCATTTCCCTCTCAAGAATCTTTTGAGGATAAATTCTACCATTGCCATTCTGTATGTCGGCTTCTTGCAGTTTTCCAGACAAAATCATGCCGCCGGCTGCCACATATCTTTTTTCCTCTTCAGTTAAAAGATCTTGACAGACGCCACCTTCGCATAATTCATAATATTCTCGTAAAAGTTTCTTTGACATTGTTTATCCCTTAATGCGGGCGCTACCCGCGCGAATTATGAGCCTTTACAGCAACGACGGACTGGCTGCAGGCGCCACTTATTTGTCCATAGGTTTCCCATTGTTTACTCCCATTTGAAATCCATTATCGCAAAACAAAATATTTAAGATATATGATGTTCCTGAAGATAGCCATCCGCAAATTAATAAATTTACAAGACTATATTCGAATGTAAATAGTTCTGTAAAGCCATTTATGCCCCACAAAAACACGCCAACCCAAAATCCCATGCACATAGGACAATGAAATAATAGTCCAAAGCTGTTCAGCCATTCTTTTGGTGGGCGGATCTTATTAAATATATCGCCATAAACAAGAATTTGAGTGAGGCCATACGCGGCTAAAACAAACCATAACAATTGCAATTTATCACCTATTAGCCTCTGGAATACATATAGTTCATACCATATGGGTCCCGCATGAATCCCGGCTTGATTGAACCCTTTTCTTCTTCATGGGGCACTTCCCCAAGTTCAGTAGTTTCGGACCGGTCGGGGTCTGCGATCCTATTCTTATCCAACTTGTCATATGCGTCGACGTATTCGAAGTATGGTCGCTCCTCGTTGATGAAACTAGAGACGTTAATTAGCGTAACTTTAATTCCATCCAATTCCTGACTCTCTTGCAGGGCGGCCTCCATTGAGCCGTAAATGTTGCCAGCCTGTACTGAATCGTATCTGATAATTCCCTTCTTTCTTAGGAAAGTAAACAATCTATTCTGGGCCCCATAAGCAACCTCGGACATAATATCTTTTGGAAATGTCAAGACTTTTCCTTCCTTTACTAAAAGAACAATATCGATATCCGCATGATCAAAGATCATAAGATCCCCACTTAAACTTTTTCTAGCGTCAAGTTCAAGTGTAATTGTTTGCTCTTGGCCGGTTTCCTTTTTTCCTATCCGAATGTTAACTGGCATTAGCTTTCGATTTCCTTTACAAGTTCTTGTATTTTTAGAACAGCCTCGATAAGAGGTTCATCAATCTCTTGATTTCTTAAATTATTTAATTTTTCGATGACTAACTTCGTATTTGTCATCATATGTTCGTCATTGCCAATCTCTGATGTGTGGATAGATTCTGTCAGCATGCCCTTAAGACGGCCAATTTCTTTTTCTAAAAACAATTTAAGTTGTACACTGTTGTCTGTAAAAGAAGAAATATAGTGGCTCAACAAGGCTTTCTGTTCTGCGATTAATTTATTGTCATATTGCTTGTTAAATCTTTCAACAAACGTTTTATAGACGAGGTTATCGATTGGCACCAAGCCATCTTCTTCTATTTTCACTTTAGCCAGCTTTTCAATCAACCCCCTTTCTAAAAGAATTCTATGCTTAATGGGAAGCTCATCATTAAAAATCTGCGAAATGGTCGCCAGATCCTTATAATTTGGAACAAAGTTCGCAAACACTTCTCTTGTCAATTCGCTATTAATTCTTTTTATTAATGCAGATTGTTCTTTAAAAATTCGATCATCATCTAACTTGCCGTTTGTCAACTTTGCCTCAATGATTAACCTCTCGCATTGGCGCTCTTCTAATTCGCCGCCCTCTAACAACTCGTTATACAAGTCCAATTGGCGTCTTAATTGCGTTCCAACTCTAAAGTGTTCTTTAATGATGCTTGATGTTAAAATTTTACCTTTTTCATCTTCTTGTAAAATACGCTTTGTTAATTCGACAATTAGTGCTTCATATAAAAATGCTGTGTTTCTTTTTTTGTTGTGTTTAGTTTTCATCACTACCTGACTCCAATACCTCTTTCGACTCTAGGTTGTGTATCAATGAACGAATATCATGATTAATTTCAAACAATCTATTCTCTTCGTCTTGATCATCTATAGAATAATTAGATTGTTTTGACTCAAACAGTCCTCTTTCAAGTCCATAGAAAGGATTTAAAAGGTTAGACCTAGTTGTATTAACCTCTGGGGTGCCCCCGGCGCTGCTTAAATAGTTTTGACGGCGACGGGCTTTAGATCTAATTACTGGCTTATAGCTGTGCCCCTTGGAGCCGGGCGTTGTGTGCGATCCATCAAAATGCTTAACCCGGGGAACATCACGGTTAGCTGGAGGCTCGGGCTCTGCCAAGAGCATGCCCTCTTCCTCGCCTCCGAGGGCTTCATCGCCTCCGAGTTCTTCATCGCCGCCTAGGCCCACTTCCTCTTCACCGCCTAAGCCTTCATCGCCGCCTAAGCCGAGTTCGTCTCCACCTAAGTCGCCACCCAACTCACCACCTTCGGGGGAGGCGGCTGCAGCTTCTGTAACTGCAGTTGCTGCAGCTTCAAGTGTTGCATCAAATTTCTTATCGTAAAACATTTCCCTTTGATTACGGAGGAACTCTTCTTCAGAGAGGCTAAACACATGCTCCGCAATCCAGCGTCGACTAAAGAATCCCTCTGTGGCGGCAGAAGCTGCATCAAACTTGGCGCGCCAATGTTCAAGCTCCTGTAGTTCGGCAATTTTCGATGGATTGCCAAGAGAGAGTTTAAAACTCAAAAGATCATCGCCACGAAACCCCAACGTATAAAGATGAATGATTCCAATTTTCTCTAACTCGGATAATGCAACTCGCTGCAATCTCTGAATTGTTCTGGAAAAGCGAATGTCTTTTTGGGCTAAAGTGGTTTTATCTTCCTCGGCTCCTTCGCCCATTGAGAGATAGGATTGAGGGATCTTGAGCGCTGCAAAGAGCTTGTTTCTTAAATATTGAACATCCTCAATGGCTGTAGTGTTTGAGCCGGCGCCCATGGTTTCGATCCTAGATGATTGACCCGCTCGGACAGGGACAAAATAATCTTCTTCGATACTCATTGGATTATATCGCAAGTCAACACGGCCAGTATCTGGATCTACTACTTGGTTGCGCTTCATCTGGGTTACAATTTTTTGCATATATTGTTCAACATCTTGAGGGGCAATTGCTCCAACATCAATGTAAAAAACTCTTCTTTCAGACGCTCGGACGATACGATAAGCCATCATTGCATCTTCCATCAGCATCAATTGTCTCCAAATTCGACGGGCCGGTTCCAAAACCGAAGTTCCATATGGAGCATATTTATCATTTCCTAGAACACGAAAGTGTGCAATCTGCCAATTTTCAAAGGTTAGGCCGGCTGTATTCCACTGATATTGGATATAGTTTGGATTTTCTTTATCCTCCCCTTCGAGTCTTTCCATCTCTTGTGGCGGAATCGGCAAAACCATCTGAATACCGTGAGACTCATCAATGTCTAGATACATTACAAAATCTCCATATTTACACATTGTCCTACACCATCCGAAAAGGTTGGCCTCAATGTTCAAAATGTTATGAAAAAGAGTTGTCAGAACGTGCTTTATCTCTTCATTGGGACACTTAATCCTTAATAAGGGCTGCAGCTCGGATGATGTCGTCATTTCATCGGCATAAATGTCTAAAGCTGACGCAATTTCTGGCGTATACTCCATTTCATCAAAATCGATATAGCGCTCGGACCTTCTCTGGTTCGCCAAACCATTGGCAGAAAGCTTGTCCATTGAGGAGTAAATACTTTTCTTAAACTGCTGACCGGAGGCACTTTTAAATTTACTAGAATATTTGTCTAAATGCTGCCTTCTAATTCGGCGGCCGGTCTGAGACCTATAATTTATAATTGGCCCTGAAAATAATCTCGTCAGCCTCTTAAATAAGGCTGAGTCAGGGTTTCTAGTATTTTTCTTATTTGGTGCCATCTTTTATCCTTTAATTAACCATAAAAATTCTTCATATTGCTTGTGAGCCTGATGGGCCTTTTTATCAATTGTAGAGCTGTTCTTAAAGTCCCTCATTCCTGGAATTGTCGTATTAAATGATTTGTTTGTATATACCATCGATCCTAAAAATGCTTTTTGATACTCTAGATCTCTCTGATTAACCTGCAAAGCAGTATCCCTAATCCAACACGCAATTGCTAAGGCCATGACTAAATCGTCATTATAGCTTCGCATCGCCTGGGCGCGCCCGTTGTACCAAATAAACGTTTTCAGCTCATTCGCTAAACGAGGGGAGTATATGGTAATTAGTTTATTTCTTATGAATTCTTCTAATTTTGCAATTACCAGTGGACGCGTCTTCAGCGAATTTGTAAATCCAGGTATCGCGCTGGATATGTATTCCGCCTGATGTTGGTCGATATACTCATGCGTTGATTTAATTGAGTGATAAATATTCGGATATTCCAATTCAATCAATTTTGTCAAAACCGTATGGCCAATACTATTATTTTCAACCACTAGCATACATCCGCCATATTCTCTACCAATCTGATCTAGTATGTTCGCGAACAAGTCGGGTGTAGGTTTTCCTTGATACTCTCCTATCACCTCCATCGTTTCGAGCTTTATAATATGGAAGACAGAAAAGTCTTTTCCATCGCCGCGAGCAACATCGGCAACCATTAAATAAGAGTTTTCTGGATTGTATTCTTCCCAGATCCAGAAGTTTCTATCAAAAGCCGTCTTGTGGCGCGGTTCACAATTATTGTCCAGAATCCTTTTTATATCATCTGGGTGGATTACTGTCTCTCCCGACGTATTGAAATTACACTCCAGCTCCTGGGCGATTTGGCGACGGGACATATTACGGGTTTCTTTTTCAAACCATTCCTGATTGCGATCAGGGTGCACATCCCACGGCAAACACGTTGGGTAAAAGTCGTTTGCGCTTTGTTCTGATTCGATGTACGTCTTATGAAACCAATTTCCAACGCCATTTGGAGTAGAAAGCGCAATACAGCGGCCGCCGGTTGAGAGCGTGGGATACAAACCGGTCCACAGCTCATCCAAGCCGTCGATGTGTGCAGCCTCGTCAAGAACCAAAAGCGACAAAGCCTCAGAACGACCAGCGTCTGATGATGTCGATGAAGCTTTAATTTGTGAACCATTTGTTAATTCAAAAGAAGTTCTATTATCAATTTCAATGCTTGAAATTACAAGCCAGTCTGGCAGGTTTTTCATTACATTTTTTACTTTCTTGACCAAGTTAGCAGCTGTTCCAAATTTAGTTGCCATGACAAGAATGTTTTTATCTTTATGAAACAACATCATCCAAACAATGTAGCCCGCAGTTATGGTAGATATGCCTAACTGACGGGCTTTTAATATGACATTAAAACGATAATCGTTAAAGTCTTTTAACAATTGCGTTTGGAAGTCGTATGTTTTAAAAGGGATGCTTCCATGCATCGGGTGAGAAATTCTTGCGTAGTTGTTAAGGAAGTAAACTGGATCTTTTCCGCAAGTAACAATTTCCTTTATTATCTGTTTTTTTGATAATTGGTATGACATGCCGCTTTATTTTTCATTTTTCTTGCGAGTGTCGTTCGAAGGACGCTTCCCTTTCCAGCCGCCTTGATCAATAAATTTTTTCCAGCCGGCCTCGACGCTATCTTCGCTTTCTCCCAGAATTGGATCGACATCACCTAAGCCACCAATCTTATACCAACGGTATGCCTGGACCCAAGTACGGGCGCGAGAAGTGCTTTGAACCATAACATGAACTTCGCTATCTGGGTCTTTCGTGAGACTCACAGACTCACCAGTTACCTTCTTGTATTCTTTCTGAAGAAACTTTTTGACGTTCTCGATCATGCCCTCTATATCAGATTCAAAACCATTTGAATGAACTTCTTTTAATTTAACATCTGATTGATAATGAATACACAGTTTGTCTGCTGAAAATTTTACGCTAAACCCATCAACAACACGGGAATCATTAATTGGGTTGCCTTCCTCTCTTTTTAGTCCAGCTGTTCTAGCTTCGCCATCGTGTGTGTAGCTATCTAGATGAGATCCGTCATATGCGTTGGCCGCTGCTTGGGAAAGTCCTCTGATAATTTCTAGTGTTGTTGGCATTATTTGTGTCCTCTCGTTTTCTTATATTTTTCATCTGGCCGCCAGCCGGATTTCCATCGTTCCTCTCGATCTTCAACATATTGCACATAACATTCATAACAACAATCAAATTTTATTAAATAAATATCGCTATTTTTATTAAGTGAATATTTGCTGCAAACCGGACAAGAGCGATTTGAATCTCTATTAAGTAGTTTTTTGGATATGAAAATGCCATCTACTTCTACCATTTCAGACATTTGCTCGGACTTGCGATGCTTTTCTGTAAATCTTTTCACTTGTTCAATATATTGCTTCTCTTTTTCCTCGTTCCAATTGCCTTTCGGATTCTGAATCGCTTCCTTACCATACTTCTTGGACATAGCCTTTTCAATAGCTGCAATTTTGTCCGGGTCTCTTTTCATTTAATTCACAGTTTCGCTGCTGGTGATAGCCTCAAAATTTATATATCGGTCAGTGTGTAACTTTTCTATGAAATCGGAATACGTTTCCGTTCCATCAAAAACAATTGTTGATACAATGCAGCCGCCAGTCGGCTTTCCAACACAGAAAGTAATAACAGGCTCATGACTGGCTTCTGTCCCCATAACCGAAACGAATCCCTCCATGTCTTCGGTTGAAGATCCAAAAGGAATTGTAAGCATCAGTCTAGCGCCTAGATCAGACTGTTCTTTAAAAAGGCTCTGGGGGGTTTTCTCACTAGCAGGGACGGCAAACGTCATAGCTTCTCCTATTTTGTTAATTCTGCTGTCGCATATACTATGCCAATAGATGTTGCAACGCCGGCGATAACGCCGCCGGCAAACATCCAAGCATTACGACGATTTGGGTGCTTTCCAATCAAATCTTGAAGACGAATAATTTCATCATCTTTAATTAAATTCATTGCGTCATATCTCTCTTGCAAGCCATCATATTTAATTTGAAATTTGTCCAATTCAAGCTGATGCTGTGCTGCCTGCAGGCTCAGCTGATAGCTTATTTCTAACTCACATTGTTCATCGGCGGCCTCTTTCTCAACAATTAACTCAGAAACAGCCTCATAATTAAAGAGCTTACCAGCAAACGGGGCGGGATCTCCTTCTTCAAGATCTGTAAACTGTGGGCTGGCCGACACCGACACCGGAAAACACAGTCCAAGAATAATCAGTATTTTTCTCATTAACACCTCAAGATAATTATATCATTTAATTCAATAAATTTTTAAGCTTTTTTCTTGGTTATTCACTCGCCGGCTTTTTTCTTCTTCCGGAGAAACTGTTGCAGTTTTTGCCGCATATTGCCCGTGTAGCGCTCATCGGCGGTGGCAACAGGGCGCGCCGGTTGTTCATCGGGTTCGGGCTTGGGCTCATCTATACGGCTTGGGCGAAGATGAGCGGGCATACGGGCAACCTTTTTTCCAGTGTCCGGGTCGCGGTCGATGAGGCTAGTTTTTTCGGGCTTCTTTTGGCGTTGCGCGCTGGCGCGCTTCTCTGCGTCCTGACGTTTCCGAACCTCGGCATCAGAGTGCATTTTCGCGAGGCCCATTTTCATAATCGTATCCTCGTTATCCTGTGCTTGTTGCTGTAAATCTTTCAGCTTGATGGCTCGGATCGAAGAAATCTGTGCGGATTTATCTAATTTCTTCTGGATATCTGCAAGCTTTTTCTCAATGTCTGTTCGCCACTGCTGCTGCTTTTGTCGCTTTTGCTCGGGGCCCTCCATGCCGGGCTCAGGAACATCAATTGAAGATGCTGCTTCTTCCAATACAAAACGACACTCTTCAAGAACTACTCGCCTCAATGTAGATTTTAAAATCTTCACCGCAAGAGCCTCACTCGCAATATGCTGGCGATACCAGTCTACTTGGCATTTCGCATGCTTCGCATGCGCAGCTACAATCAATCTGCTCAAGCTTTGAAATTCTATCTTGCATTACGTGGTGACTCCACATCGAAAGGCCCAAGGCCATAAACGACAAAAGTATCGCCAATGCATCCAAACGTAAAAGTCTTAATAATCTTTCTTTCATTCCTACTCTCCTATCCAGCGGTCAACAAGGCCGCTACAGCTTGGGCCAGAACGAGCGGATCTAACCCAGAGGCATCTGTAAGTGTTTCAATTTCACCTCTTACTTTTTCGGCGATGGCTTCGGCTGCAGCAGGTACATCAGCGATGGCGGCCAATACCTCCTCGCCTTCTTCAGCCTCATATAGTGATCCAAGTTCTTCCTTAATGATCTGTTTAAGTTGTGATTTTGTGATTTTCATAATAATAACGCTCCAATTGCTCCATATAGCATAATTCCAATAACACCAAGAGAAAATAGCATCGCACCAGCAAGCTTAAGCGCATCTGCCATCGTTAGGCCGCGGCGGTCTAGCCAACTTTGTAATTCTTTATACTTTTTCAAATCCAAATTCCTCTTGTATTAGTTGGTCGAAATCCTCCGGAGAAGACTCAAGAAGCTCTTTCAACCTCTTCTTCTCCTTAGTATTTAGTTTTCTTTTCTCTTTCAAGTAATCTTTTTCTATCTTTTCAATAGTGTTTTTATAATTTTCGTCTGCTTCTGCTCTGCGTTCTGCTTCTTTCTCATAACTTTCGTCCAAAGCGTCGAGCTGATTCTTATAGCTTTCTTGTGCGACTCTTAAAGACTCAATGACCATTTTCTTATCTCTTCTCAACAAAAGAACAACAGCCAAAGACAGTACAACAATGCTAGCAACTTTCCAATTCTTTTTTAACCAAAGCCAAAATTTTGACAACCACAGTTTTACAAGGGGCCACGTAATTGCCATTTTAATATGCTCCTTGAATATGTTCTAATGCCACCATGACCTCATCGACAAAATCTGGAATATCGTCATCTAGGGCGCCGGCTTCGATGACTGCCGCCTCAACGCTTCTTTCGGTTATCTCCTGACCAGAATTAATAAGGGCCTGGGCAATATCTTGGGGTGTGTCTCCTGCTGGGGTTTCCATATAATGTCCCATATAGCCCCCCTCTTGAAGAGCTGGCGTGGCAAATTGCGGATCGGTGCTATCACCTTGATATCTTCCGACAATCTCCATAATATTTCGCGCACAATCAGTCCTAATATATTCTTCTATTTCATCTAAAATTTGATTATATGGACTGGTGGCTTGGTTTCCCATGCCAGTCATTCTTGCGCCGGCGGCGGTGGCAATCTTTCTTAAGCCGGATGGATGAGGGTCAAGAATTGCGTTGGCAACAGCAGCAGAGCCTTTGTCGGTTCTAACTTCTTTTAACTCTTCCTTGATAACTTTTATAAGTTGGGATTTTGTAATTTTCACTGTGTGTCCTCTATTCTTGTAAACATTTATATGTCGCCCCTCTTTAATAGCAGCCTTTGATGGGCTAGCGGTGGGGGCTCTGGAAGGGCTCCATGCTCGGCCGACGACGAGATCCGGATCCTCGCCAGTTATGGCGGCGGCCAGATAGTCAAGACTAGCATCTATATCAAAAAGCTTATTTAATTTGGCGCTAATCTCTGCCATTACACGCGTCAGATTGTTGAAATCTTTACTTTCCAACTCTTCACTTATCAAAGAGGCTGAACGTTCTATTATAACTGATTTTGCTTCTTCTACAATAGTTCTTCTAAGTTGTGATTTTGTAATTCTCATTATTTTTCTCCAGAGTAAAATGGATGATCCGGATGGGGTCCACCAGTCGGGCTCGTCTTTATATCTGGAATATCATCGAGTGTGCGTTTCTTCGATGCGGGTGGCTCATATGCCTCGGGATAATCTAAGCACTTATTATACTCTGGGCTGTTTCTGCTAAAATGCATTGGAACTTTTTCGTCGCACATTGCCAAATCTTGATGGCGCGTGTCCCATTCATGAAGAACTTTTTTAAGCTCTTCTTTAATAATATTTCTAAGTTGTGTTTTTGTGATTTTCATCGATACTCCTTCCACCTTTCCAGGCCATCTTTGAGGGCCCTCACTACGGCTTCAAAATCGCTTTCATCATCCAACCACAGGCTTTTAGCAACTGCTTCGGCAAGAATGTTGCCGGGCTGACCTACTTCAAAAAGATCATCATAGCGGCCGCGGCTGGCGCCGTCCATTGGCGGCTCTTCATCCCATGGCGCATTCGGGTATTCTTCATCTTCCCATTTCCCCCATGGAGAATCATCTAATTCTTCTTTTATAATCTGTTTAAGTTGTGTTTTTGTAATTTTCATTTTAACCTCCGTGACGATATGCTTTCATCATATCAACAACTGATTGACCGCCGATATACACAATAGCAATTAAGCCCCATGTTTCGGAATCAAGGGTCGAATAAGTCATCAATCCGGTGGCTGTTAAGAACACCAATAATTTTCGTGATATCGCTCTTTGTAATATTCTATCTAATAAACTAGGCTGTTTGCTGCATTGAGCACATTTTTTTTCTAAGCAAGGCATGTTAATACTCCTTGCATATAAATAGTTTATTGATTCACAAAAGCATACCCATCTTTTTTCTCAATATCAATTGTCATATCAACAATATCTTTCAACGCATCCATATGAGAAATCAACAAAACAGTGTTAAAATACGACTTGATAATATCCAAAATACTAACAAATCCCTGTAAGTTTTCTGGATCTAAGGCAGTTCCAGGTTCATCGAGAATGAACACATCACCCTTTGGAAGGTTGGACACAGAAAGTAGCGCCAAACGAATAGCCATAGCTGCAATTGTCTTTTCTGCTCCGGAGCCCATTTCAAGCGGGCGGGCATCATGGTTTGGGTGCTTGATGAATATATTCAAGCGCTTTCCATCGTCGTCAAAGAACACTTCAAATTCAACGATATTTGCTAGAACTTTCGCGACCTCCTCGTTGATCACCGGAAGCTTTTTCTTGATGATGTCATAAGCAATCCCATTAGAGTGCATACAACGCATATAAAGATCGTAAGCTGAGTATTCTTCTCTCAGGTTGTTGAGTTCCTCCTTTTGTTCCATAAAATGCTCAAGCTTCTGCTCCAGAGATCCATTATCCTTATAAAGGTCCATAATCTTCTTTTCATGCTTTTTTGAATTCTTAGTGTGCAATTCAATGGCCTTAAGGATTATCTTGTGTCTTTTATTAAGCTCTTCAAGGTTCTCAATTGCTTCCTTGTTTTGCTCATACTCATCAATCTTAACTTGAAGCTTTTCAAGATCGTTCTTTGTTCGCTCAATAACAGATAAATTTCTTTCAATTTTCAAGTTTAAATCAGCAATGTTACTGGTAACTTCTGCTTTTTTCGACAGCAATTGTTGATGCTTGAGTAGGTGTTCATTGACTTTCTCTGGATTTAGATGAGTCAGGCTTTCATGAAAGATTGTCTTCTTTTCTTCATAATCCTCGATCTCGCCCTCATTCACTGGCAGCATCGCTGTCGCGACATGTGCATCCTTAATAAACTTACAAGAAGGAAAAGAGCTACCACAGGGGATGCCATCAAGGAGTCGACACTTTTTCTTGTTTCTGTTATATCCCTCTTGCTTTAAAATTAGATCATTTTCTAATTGAGATATACTTGCGATCAGATTATCGATCTTTTCCTTCTTCTCATTAACGCCATCGATATCAAAGACCTCAAGAAATTCAGAAATTTTCTGGTAGAGTGTCTCCTTATCTTTTCGATCGACTTTGTAATCACTATTTTGGGATGATAGAGAAATAATTTGATTCTTTTTCGATCGAACTTCGGCACGGACCTTTATAATGTCAACTATTTCGGCCGGGATCGACTCAATAGAGTCTCTAATTGCAGCACAATCTGAAACCAAAGACGAAATCTTGCTTTGCAACTCGTTGTAATTCTTTTTTTGTTCCGCCAGTGCCGCCTGATTATCGCTCAAAGCCGATTCTGCTTCCGCTATATACTCATCATATTCCTTGCCCTCTAGCCTCCGGAGGGCGCCCTTAAGATCCGTACTATCTTCCTTCGCCAGTTTAAACTTTTGATCAAAGATTTCAAGATCTAAGAACTTTGCAAGAATTTCCTTTCTCTTTGTTGAACCTTCTTTGACAAAAGATAGGGAATCAAGCTGCGAAGACATGGCTGTTAACAAGAAATCATCAAGTGTTCCAAAATTCTTACGGATATTTTTATCTGTATCGTTTCTTGTTAGGCCATTTTGACTAACATTCTGCTCCATCACCTTGTCGACACTATAAAATTCAAGATCAGTCTTCGCTTCAAGCGTTTCTTCGCCCTTAAGCCTCTTGATGTATTTTTCAGAAGACCTCTCTATAATATATGTCTTGGCACCAACTTCAATTTCAACTTTTCCGGTACCG